CGAGGCGAAGTTCGACGTCATCCGGGCTCATGATGTAGTTGTAGACGTTTTCGATGATCGTCGACGTCGCCGGTTCGCCGTTGGCGTCCATGACTATGAGTTTGACCGTGCCAGGTCCATTCCACTCAGGGACGACGATGACGGACCCAACGCCATCCACTTCCTGAGCCCATCTTTTATAGTCAGCATCACAGCCGATGAAGCTGCTATCGCCATCGCGTTCGCGCTGTACGATGCGGGCGCCGAAATCCTCGTCAGTCTCCTCCTCGGTTCCACCCGTCGCGGCTGCCTCATTGTTGATGCTGGTTATACCCATTACCGGCGAGGACATCAGTGTAATGCTATTGGCCGAGACGTTTCCGACTGTCCCGGTTTGTGTGCACCTGACCGGAATTTCGCCCTCTCCATTCTCGTCCAGGGTGACATCCTCGGTGGCTGCAAATTCTACGTTGTCCGAGATGGCCGTTGCCGCCGTAGAAAAAACAAAGCCCTCGGGAATGAGGGTGTTCGCCGTGCCGGTGACCTTGAGGGTCGTTTCTGCTGCTGTTGCGGATTTCCTTGTCAGGGAAACAGCCCGACCCAGCTTGTCCAGAAACTCTCCGCTGGACCACTCAGGAAAGAAAAGCTGAACGATCTCGTTCAGCAAGATCATGGCGTCGGCCTTTTCGATGGCTGACGGCATGGTGAAGTCATAGACAAATCCGCCGTAGGTTTTATCGAGGTTGTCGGGGATCGCGGCCAGCATCCGGGCGTGTATCGTATCCTCGTCCATGTCGTCCAGAATCTCCGGCGGGGTGTATGTGGTTTCCCGTTCCATGCCTTCTCTCCTCCTTTTCTCTATGATTCGTTCTTTATTCGACCAGAGCCATATTGACGTCGAAGGCGTCCCAATTCTTCGGAGTGACGATAAATGTGACGTAAAGATTGCTACCCTCCCACGAGAAGATGAAATTATCAACATCTTCCACCTGAGGATTAGTCATAAGCATCTCCGAAATGGTTCTTTCAAGGGCTGACTCCACAGCCTCCCGGTCCGGCTGATCCTCTGCGCCTTCTTGGTCAATTCCGAAATAGTAGTAAGAGCGATATGCTCCGACCTGCGTCTGGAGGGCCTTCACGACCCATAGCATAAACAGGTCATTGCCGTCGACAAAAACAACCCGATTTTGACCATCGAGGGCAAAATCTCCGATCTCAAAATCAAAAAGGGGGCCTGCTTTCAGTTCCTCCTCTTCCTGATCGTCGTCTTCGTCGATATCAGGAATGTCAAATACTGGATAGAGTGAATCTGCCATTTTTCCGTCTTCCTCCCCTCCGTTAGTTTAAAGGGCGTCCGATGCCGTGAGAATTTTCCCTATGATGATTGCATCATTGTTTACCCAGGCAACCAAAACGCGATCCCCCGACTTTAATTCCTCTTGAGGCTCAACGTCGTGTGTATGACCGTCGTTCTTTGAGGTTTTGACTTTGGTTTTCTTCAGATGCGAAAGAACGAGATAATCAGATTGAGGAATGGCCGCCTTGAAAGAGTCCGTTATAAGGCTTTTATCGCTCTGAATCGTTCCAAGGTCCAGGACCCTCTCCCCTGTATTGGCACCCTTCGCCATGTCGTTGAAAAGGCCGGCAAGTTTGCTTATTCCAGGGGAGTTATTCCCTTTGCTCATATAGGCTCCACCTCCATCTGCATGCTTGCGCTTGTGGCATTATGACTGACCCCTACGACATAGAAATACCCTTTGAGGTTGTCATTTTGGACGTGGATCATATCTCCCTTGCGGATGGTCGGAACATCTGGAGCGACCACCGTCGTCGTTCGTTGCGGTTTTTCCTTTTCCTTGATGGTTTCGTTCGCCTCTTGTCTGGCCTCGGCAATGGACAGGCTTCCCAGGCTTTTGAGCTGCTGGAAAACACCATACTGAGTATCTCCCTCCACTGTTGCCTCGACCTTTGTCCGTTCATCGTCGTCCTCCTTGCCGGTGATGACGATTCTGGTCACCATGTTGACCATCGAATATTTATCAGAAACAGAAACAAGGTTCGAGTTTGCAGTAAAGTTCCAGATCGTCTTGTTTGTCCCTCTGGAGATGATCCTGCATTGCCCCTCTACGGCCTGGATGATACCCTTCTTTCCAGTCTTCTTTTTTACCTCGTCAAGCGTTTCTGTCAGCATCGCACTGATAGACTTATTCTTATAGGCAATCTTCTTGTGCGATATAGACGGACCGGAATATTCAGAAATTGGAACACTCCAGTCCGCCAGGATGCTTCTACAGATATCCGAGCTCGACCTTCCTGCTGAGAAATACTTATTGTCATTTGATTTTTGCAAATAGTACAGCATGTCATAGCAGGTGATGATTATTGCGTCTCCGTCGGTCTGAGAATGTTCCCATTCCCATATCGTACCGCGAAAAATCTCCTGCTTCTTGTCCTCTCCGCTCCACTTTGCATACAAATAGACGACAGTGCATATTTTCAGCAGTTTCGATATCCTTGTCTTTTCAAAAACAATATCTCGGATTGTCAGGTTGAGCCGGACCGCGATCTCGTTCTTGTTTTCCTCCCAGGCGATATTCTCTGCCACATTTTCCAGGTGCAGAAGTCTCCCGTCTGAAAGAACGGCAGTAACATAATACTCATTGTCAACGAGGCTGTAAGTCGCGGTATCCTTTGCCATAATGTCACCCCCGTTTTACTGAGTCACCCGACGATTTCCGCCCCTCTCTGGGTTGCTGGGTCCCGGTTTGCGGACAGTCGGCTTCGGGTCGGTTCGTTTCGATGTAGGCACTTTCGCTGTCACATGCTTCTTGCCCCCGCTACCTCCATGACTTGATGAAGGATGCTTTTTCTTCTTGCCTGACGATCCACCACCCCCGGATGATCCAGGAAATTGGTATATTGTTGGAGTTTTCTTCGTAGGCTTTCCGCCGGTGATGGTGATATACGTCGCACATACCCACCATTCATCCTGTGTCAGTCCTGGTAAGTTGGCATAACCGGCTGCGATTATCCTTGCTATTTGTTCATTGTTGCCCCATCCGGATATAAATTGGCCTCCACTGCCGAAGCCTCCGGCTTCTTTGATCTTGTACCAGTTTCCGGACACAGCATATATTTTTACCTCGGTTCCCTTCTTGAGAGTGCCGAGTTTTTTATACGATGGTCCAGGGCCGTTCCTATAAATAACCTTGTCCTTATTGACCTTTCCGTATTTCCCAACGGCCTTCGGGTCTCCGTCGGTGCCGCTGCTGGTCTTTTTAGGGGCCGGCGACACCGAAACGGTCAATGTCGGATATTTGGTCAGCGTTATGCTGTACTTGCAATGGTTCTGACCGAAATACCTGTAATTGAAATTCTCAATAAAGACATCTGCATTGACAAATTTGCCGACGACAAATTTCAGCGGAGTCCCTTTTTTCTTCCACTTCTCGAGCATCTTGACGATGACCGTTGCAGATTGCCATTCGTCAGGATCAGTGTTGATGAATGATGCTCCCTTCATGCTGTTTCCTGGAAGGAAGCCATCCCAGGTATACCCCGTCGCTTTTTCGCCACGGGGTATCCTGACTTCACCAGACTTGATGATATTGAGCGGAACAACATTCGCACCGGAGGTTACTTCTACTTCGTCCGGGATTATCGGGAAGATCAGGCGTTTCCCAGCGCCTCCACTTCCTCCGCGTCCGTCCACTAAGATTTCTTCCAGATAGAAATTCATGTTCCGCCCCTCCGTTACTATTGCATGTTGGTAAGAATGTCTTCCAGTTGGTCGGCTATTGCAGAGCCGAGAAGCTCTGCGAGTTCCTTTTGATTGGCCTTGATGACATCGAGGATTGCTTCCGGATCCCCGTCGCCGCCCTCGATGTTGTACTGAGGATTGACCCCGACCGAGACCTGTACGACCGTTCCGTTTCCGCCTGAGTCGTTTCCTGTCGGCATTTCCGGTCGATAGTCGCCGGACCCGTTTCCGTCATCGCTCCAAGAGTCATCCGGAGCGTTTCCGACGATTCCGGCATACGGGGCCAAAATTCCGCCTTCGGCATACTCGCTGACACCGAGCATACGTC